CACCCGTCCCTATTATTTGTTTGCCAATATCTTTTACTGTTTGCTTGGTCGCTCCCCAAATCCAATGTTCAGGCTTTTCTTCTTTTGGTTTTTTTAAAGAAACAGATACATCCGCAAAAAGGTCTTTGGGTTTAAATAAATCAAGAGGAACCCTTTCACTAGCAAACAAATCTAATGGCTCAGTCTCTTTAAATAAATCTAATGGCATTTTATTTATTCATTTTAAGAAATTGGTCGATTATTTCTTGCCGGGTTTTTCCATATTGTTTCACGTTAAATTTTATATCTTCTTCTGTTAAACCCTTTGGTAGTTCAGATTCTTTAGAAACTTTCCCTGTTCGCTTATCTCTTATGCCCTCATATTTCTCTATCTGTGAGTCAATTTCAGCAAGTGCCTGTGTTGTATCACCCTTTTTATATGCATCTAATGCAACAGAACTTTCTCCAAACAACATAAACAATGCAGGGTCTACGCCTTTGGTTGTTTCTATGCGGAGCCTGAGTGTTTTTAAATCTTTAACTAATTTATCAAGCTTAACATCAGTTAATTCTACTTTTTCTTTCTTTAATGCCACAGACATTTTCTTTGCATCTTCTTGTGTCATATTATCAGAATCAATACCCAATGCTTTGGCTTCTATGTCTATTCTAGTCAATCCCCTACCAGCCCTTGGGTGTTGTAATATTTTGATTGTTGTTTCCCCGTCTTTTTCCGTTTCCTGGTAAATAGTTCCAGATTCAAAGCCATATTTGTCTCTACCTTCTTCGGTCACTTTCGTAACGGTAGTAAATATATCCGGCTTTCCCTCTACAAGTTTTGTTGCTTTATTTGTATTGGGATCAATCTGATAGGAAGTGCCCTTTGAAAATCCGTATGGATCATTTTCTTCTGCAATATGAGTTTCCAATTTTGGTTTCTTCTTTGTTTTAACCTTACCCCTGAAAGCCCCCTCCATTGCTTTTACAGTTAAATGTTCTTTGCTTCCTTTTACAACCTCATATTCTTTATCACCAACGGTCATGGTGATTAATTCTTCTTCCACTTCCGGCTGTGCATCCTTATGCCATTTATCCCAATCTTCTTGCGACATATTGCGTAAGAATCCGGCTAATTCCACAGCCCCTTTGCTCCCAATGTGTTGGGCAAACTGCACCCTATTCTCGTATGTCCCGAATTTAATGTAATTATCAAAGTCCTTTTCAAGCACATTCTTTAAGTACGCCTGTCTCTGCATCTCGTATGTAGACATCTGTATTTGCTGCGATTGCTTTTGTGCCTGTCCGGCCATAGCCATACGATGACCCCGTGTTAAATCTAATTGTTCAGGTTGAATTAACGGCATAATTATTCCTTAATAGGCAACGTTTTGATTAATCGTGTTAGGATTGAAAGCATACCCCGCATCTCTCATTCCCACATTCGGTGGTGAATACATAACCATAGGCTGTTGAGGCTGATTAAGATTCATAAAATACCCCGCATTACTCAGTCCGCTTGTTGCCATTGTCATTTGATTTATAAGAGCCTGATTTGAACCCGACATCCCAGCAGTACCAAGACCCGCCCCTTTTGCTATATCCCAGTATGGCATCATCCTGTTGTACCATCGCTGTAAATGTCGGTCATAGTCCATCCCACCTAAATTCATCATGTGCGCTGAAGCTAACCCCGATTGCGAAACGCCCTTTTTTCTTAACTGAGCATCTATGGCTTTTTGCTGTGCTCCAAACCATTGACTTTGCTCATATTCACCAGGCCCTTCTTCCATCATCTGCATTAGCTTATCCATAGCTTTTTGGCCGTATTTCTGGTATCCCGCCAGTTCCTTTTCTTCCTTTTTTCGCAAGCGGCGCTGTTCATACATTCCGTAGCCAGCCATTCCCAAACTTGCTACAGCCATTGGTATCTGCCACCAACCATTTTCATTAAATAGTATTTTTTTAAACAGTTGCCATATCATTTTAATTATTCTCCTTAATAAAATCCTCTACCTGTTCTTCGAGGCCCGTATTGACCCCAAGCGTTTCCTGCCGCAAACGGACTTATTCCTCCGCCCCTCCCAGACATCATCACGCTATTTTGAATAGCAGGATCAACCATACCCATTCCCATCTGATTTTGAGGCATATACATATTCCCCATTGAAAAATCATAAGGTTTTAACGTTTGTGGGCCGTACAAGTCTCCTTTCTTGTAAGGTGATATTCCTTCAGATATTTCAAACTCTGATTCATCACCACCGAAACCTCTGACACCACCAACACCAAGTCCTTCATCTCCTGGATCTATAGGGTCTGGCATTGGGTCTGGCATGGGGTCTGGTGGAGGACTTGGTGGCCCTGGAAGAAGCTCTGGTTCTGGCGCTGGTTCTCCCTCTGGAGGTTGATGTTCATCATAAGGCCCTCCTGCCGGAGGTGCTTGATTATATTCTTCAAAATATCGTCTAGCTGAATCAACCCATGCTCGATAAGCCCAAGGTTGATGCTGGGGATCTGGTACGTCCTGAGTTTGTATCCAAGACCACCATTCATCAGATTCATAAAAATCTTCCCATGTTTCAGCCTCTATCTCATATCCTGGGAATGAATTCTCTGTTGGCATTACGATGTTCCTCCTTCCGCTTCTATATGCGCCCCTAACATTGCTGTTTTAACAGGGGCAGAGCCTCTTAAACGGTTTATTCTACCCCGTGAATGACCTAATCTTCTATATTTTGTGAGTTGTTTATACACGCCCTCAGCTCCCATACTAGCCGATAATGGCGTTGATGGCACAAATGTATGCCCACCATCATCCGACCAGTCATGTTTCGCCTGTGGGTCTGAGCCAACGCCTGAACCGGACAACCCCACTCCTGATTCAAACTCTATTTCCAGCGAACTAACAAAAAATCGTTTCCTGTCAGATCTGATAGCTTGCGCTGTTCTTTCCCAGTTTTTAGGAAACCCGAAATTGTCACCCGATACTAAATTATCGGTATACGTGTCTAAGTCCATCTCATAGATAATCCCGTTCTCGAAATCACCCACAAGATGTTTCCCGTTAAAGTATGCGTAACAATTAGCTCTCCACCTTCCGTCTGAAGTGTATGTATAAACAGCATTACCACTGGCTGCCTGACCATCAAGACCATCTATTATTGTTACTTTAGTACCATCAATTGCAGCTATGGTCGTATTATGTAAACCACCACTATCAAGATCAACTGATATGTAGTCTCCTACCGTCATGCCAGTTGCGCTTACAACCGCCATATCTACCTCGGCGGCCGGTTCGGTAGCACTTAGGGTCGTATCATTTCTGTCACCAGAAGCAGCATAGCTTCTTCTTTCATGCCAATATCCAGTCGTAGCGTCATACGCCCACGTCTTCTTTTCTGTTGGAAATATTAGAACATAAAATTCATGCCCATCCTGAAGATACGAAAAACCTATCGCATCGCTTGTGGTAGAGTATGAATCAATTTGGTAATCTATTTGACTTGTACTTATCACCTTTGGAGTATATCCCGACATCCGAATCACGTTCAATTTATTGGATAGCCATGCAAGAGAATTATCGAATTTAACAACCGAAGCCGTAGCATCGCAGCCTATTTCTATGTAAGACGCTTCGAGGCGTTCGAAAATAATTTCTGCAACTGCGTTGTTGTACCAAGGCTCGGTTGTCTCCTTGCCTATCATCCACATTTCACGATTTACACTTATTACTTTTTGAAGGTCATCTTCATGCCCGTCTACATCGGCGTATGCGGTAATACCCCATTTTGTCGGATCATCCGGATCTGAAACCTGAAACTTAAAGTCTCCAAATACCGATACAACAAAATATCCGTCCTGCTCCGTAAGAGACGTAGCCGCAGGAAAGAATTCGCTTTTAACCGTGGGCGTATCAAGTTTTGCTGTTTCATTTGACCCTAAAGCCAGATCAATAACTATCTGATTATTCGTTTCCGTTGCTGTCCATGAAACTGTATGCTCATACCAAACGCTTCTTCCCTTCTCGATAGCAAGGGTCGTTATGGTTTCATCAAGAGCATTGTTCATTATATTTAAAGTAGAACCTGCCCATGTGCCAGTACCATCTAAGATATAAATACCACATGTGTATACCTCACCCACGGCTAAAGATAATGTTCTTGATATTCTTGGGGTAGGATCAAATTCTGTTATTAAATAATAATTATCTCCCCCGCCCTGCCCATTCCCGGAATCGTTAGTAAAAACAAAAGAGCAATCTGTTTTTGTCCAGTTTGCATCATCATCGGTAGCATCTCCAGGCGCTAAAGCATCAGTAGCAGCCGTGATAGACGTTAAAGAACCGGTATTATTGTCATAAAAATAACCTTTATTGTCAGCAGAATCTACTATTACAACACGAGCTCCATCTTGATCCGAAGCAATGCCTCCAACTTCCATGTATGCAGGGCCGGATGAGCCTGTTAAATCACCCTTATCTACCATTACTGCTGGGGTTCCTAAAATAGTAGCTTCCGCTGCCGGCTTTCCAAAATCGGCTGTCCATAAAGCAGTACCCTTTACAAGTCTAAAATCATCTATCCAACCATTTAGATAACGGTAGCCACCTGAATAGTAACTCCTGGCGATAGTAAACGCAGTTGTTAGGTTAGGCAGGGTATCGCTATCTGTTAATGTTGAACCCGCCAAACTTCCATCTAATGTTATTGCAAATATATTAGGATTGCCTCCCCACCCACGAATTATGGCTATGTGATACCATGTAGCAGTGGTAATACTAACAGTACCCGTATTAAGAGTCCCGCTATTCCCGCCTGTTGCCCAAGTAAAAACCAGTTCGTAATTAGCACCATTTTTAAAGATATAAAATTTATAATGCTCACTTGCACTGGCCCGTTGTTCTACAAAACCATGCACATAAGGACTTGTGGTTGGAAGGGCATTAAACCTAACCCAAAAATCAATAGTGAATGGGTCAGCACCTAAATACCAATCAGCATGATCTAAGATTGATAAAAATGATATCCCTCCATCAAATAAACACGAGCCAGTACCAAACTTCTTCTGGGCAGTATCGACCTGAGCAGCACTATTGGCTATTATAGTATGTCCACTATTACTCTCGTCCGTAAAAACTTGGCTAGTATCAGTTCCGTTGCAATTAAACAGTAACCCACCCCATGCCGAACCTATTTGTGCAGTTTTTGAAATCTCATAAAAATCATTATCCGCAACAACATAAAGTCGTTCATCACTCCCAACATCGCCAACAACCATACCCCTAACATCAGATGGGGCATTTCCAAGCGTACACCATACTTTAAGTCCGGGTGTTCCAACTAAGGATAAGGGTTTTCCGCCCTGTGCATCCAATACGGGATATAGGTTGATACACTTCTGAGCATTTACGTCTGTTGAACGCCCCGTATAAGCACCACCTATGAAATCAATTTCCAATTAGTCACCTATATCGAAATAAACAGATGTTTCTTCCCTATCAAAACCTGAAGCTATGTCTTTTAATTGTATAGCTAAAAGCAAGGTCGCAGTATCTATTTTCCTGTCAAACTGCGGAGCTAGCCGAATAGCTAAATTATATGTAATCGCTTCAAACCATTCTTGTGGGAAGTCAGCGGTATTAGCAGCAGCGTCAAAATCCTCGACAGGGTACTTGCCTGTAAACTTTATGTATTCTTTAACATTCCCGCACGCCTGCCAGACATATAATTTACCATTTGTTAATTGTTTGTCGTAATAAACCTGATTTGGAGTACCAGTTGCATCTTTGTCGTTTAAAGCCATATATTCAGCTCGTGAGACAATCTCTAAGGGTATTTCCGAACCGTCTCCCCTTACCAGACGTACCTCAATGAGTTGTAACGGCCTTTGTGTTAAAGACGTGTAAGTGTATACGTGATTGTCTACAGCAGCAGCACCGTCTAACGTGCTTGTAAGAGTTATCACATTAGAAGCGGGTGTGCCGTTTATGACATCCCAATCTATTACGCCGGAGTCCAGTTCAACCCCGATTATGTCAGCATCGGATATTCCATCATCATCATCAACTGTAATTGTTGAAGCACCTGAAGTGGCAGCAGAAGCAAGTTCCTGTTTCACCCATGAAGCTGTGGCATGATCTCCACTTGGCCCAATATCGTAAACAAACCCGCCCTTAGATTGGAAAAGAGCAATTTCTTGGTTTAACCACATTCCAATGCTTTCACCCTGCCAGGCTTTCACCATAAGATTCAGCGACCTAAGCCCCACGCTTTCCTGTGCGCTTGAAATAGTTTGTCCCGCCCGTATTACACCAGCAATAACTAAAGCGTCTGTTATGAGATTGGTTGCTGTTGCCGAAAAATCGTAACTATTTGAAGTCGCCATTATCGCCTCGTCTGTTGCAATCTATTCGTTAACGCTGCTTGTCCTATCTCCTGATCTTGTTCTTTTGTAGCAATTTCAGGATTTTCCCTCGGTTCTGGTATATTTTCAACCCTGCCCTGAAGTGGGTCTTGCTGCAATTGCATAGCAACTTGTGTGAATTGCATTGATAATTGATGATATCTTTGAGCATCTTTTCCATACTCAGGAGCTAAGTCAGCAGCTAACATATACACAATTGGTCTGTACCACTCGGAAGGTAAGTCAAAGGTATCAGTAGAGCTGTCAAAGACATCTACCTCACGCCTTGCCCAATATTTAACAGCTAAAACCGCATTTGGTGTAGGCCATAGATACATAACAGGGGTAGCTTTATCGGTAGACACGGTAAAGTTTATCGGAATTCCGGGTCTTGTTTTTGCATTTATCTGAGCATATTCTCCCATTGTTATTGGCCCAAGTGTATAATCAGGAGTTGTGAGTGCTCGTAATGACGTATCATCTAGTTTAAACGTATCGCCAGCAGTAGAAGATGTGCCGGATATTACAAAATCTCCCGTTGCAGCCCCTGTGCTTGATTTGAAAACCACAGAATGTAATCCATTGGTAGTTACATCTAATGTAACCGCAGATTTAGCCACACCCGTTGTAATTGTTGCCGCAGGACTTCCAGAAGTACCTGAAATTGTGTAACTATATAAATACCAAACATTTGCAGTCATATTGTTTGCTTGGTCGGCATTTACCTGGGTAAGAGTACCAGCACCAGCAGAATGCGTGTAGATAACATAAGTCCCGGCTGTATCATCCATATCGCCAGTCACATCCCATTTCACATGAGTCGGGAAAGCACCCTCGTCTAAAATCTCCGTGGCATCTCTTTCAGTCACGGTTGCAGATTCTACCCACTTAATATCAGAATCTAATGTGTAATACTCAATCCCACTTACTGTAGAGATTGCCAATGGCTCGCTCTTTATCAGCCATTTGAACCACGTAGCAGAATCAAAGCTTTTCATTATGATATTCAATGAAGTTGCAGCTTCGCTTATTTCATCGGCAGCTGGAGTTCCGCCTTGCTCTAAAACTCCAAGCTTTTGTAAAGCAGCGTAAATAATATTGTCTCTTGTTAAACTTAATACTGTTGCCATAATATCCTCTTATAAATCGTCTGCGCTTATCTCGTTTGTTGATATAAATGTATCGTCTGTAAAAGCAGATAGATATATGGTACTCCCATTTGCGGCATCATAATCCAATGTACCACCTATGGTTACGTCAGAGTCGGAAATAATCATTACTGGTAGCCATTGAACAATATTATTATCCAGTGTTATGCCGATACTATCATACACAGATACATTGGAAACAGATGTCAGCGTTATGGTTTTATCACCCGCTGAAGCTCCCGCTGATAATGTTGTGTTTTTTATATAAGGATCAGTATAACTAATCGCATCAGGATCACTTAAATTGGTAGTCGTGACATCATTTGCGCTGATAAAGTTCTCACTACCAACATCGGGTCTCGCATCAATAACGCTTTGCTTGTCCCCTTTTGCAGTTACGGATAGCTGTGGATGTTTAGGCTCCCAGTCCTTTGGACAGACCAGAAGCCCCTCCCACGTTTTTCGTGCCTGACTTCTGCGAAGCTTATGGCCACAACGATCACAGATAACAAAATGATCACCAGGAACGTACATTATTTTACCCTGAAACTTATTTTAATGGTATATGAATCATTCGCTGTTGCGCCAGTGGTAGACAAAAGAATATCACCAGTATCGCCAACCTCGTTATCCACAAGACCACCTTCTTTACGATAATCCACAGAACCAGTTCCGTCCCCAGGAGCATAAAAAAATACAGAGTCAGTTCCTCTATCAAATTCAAGGGTAATACCTGCAAATCCCATACAATTATGCTCGATCTTTTCAATTACAAACTTCGTGGGAATAGTTCCATTTGGCGTTATTAAGTCTGCTAATACAACTTTTCTTACATTCGTTTCATCTGTCGTGTCCGCAGCAATACTCATTAGTTGCACACGCCACCGCCGAGGCGGCTGGCTTACATCACCATCCCAATTAGGCGGGTATATCCATTTGGTTGAAACTGCCATAATTACACCTCCTTATCGTTCTGTAGCTGCAAACATATATTCACAATGCAATACACCAGCTTTATTTTCCCCTGCCGCTACATAAACAACCGGAGATACTACAGAAGTAGGTGGGTTGGTTGTAATAGAACAAACCGCAGCATCATCCTTATAGAATATTGATTTAGTACCATCCCAATAAACAGATAGCGTCATATATGTATCATCTGCATAAACCGCACATCCAGCTTCCGTAGAAAATGTACCAGCTTCGCCCTGAAGTGCCACAATATCAGTAGTTGCGTCATAACTTAAAAATCCCCAAAAATCATCAACCGCAATAGCGGTCGGAGGGGGAGCATCCATAAAGTTCGTGGTTGTTGCAACTTCTGATAGTCCAACAACAAAACCCTGCTCGCCTATTGTTCCACCGCTTCCCTTGGCAATTTTAATCTTTGTTTCAAAAAGTGCTTTCTTGCCGGATACCAGAAAGAACCTGGTATGGTCAGCCTGTAACTGTCCCTGGCTATTAGTTGCCGCTGTTAATGTAAGGGTAAGTTTTCCGGGGGTTACGATAGCATCCGCTGTCGTAGTTTGGGTAAGTGTCCATATTGGTGTGTCGGTTTGTGCTTCATCGTAAATTGTCCAATCTTCATACCAAACTCTCCATTTTGTAGGGTCAAGAAAAGGAAACTGCCCTAGTGGATTGGATGAAGAAACATCTGTTACTCCGTTTAAAAATCTTCGTAGTGCCATTTTAGTCCTCCTAAGAACGTCCAGTTTTTACACTGGACGCTCAAGTTGTGAGCGTTCTTAGAAAGCTCTGTTAATAATCTTTGTTAAATGATTCGGTCGAAATCGTAAAAAGGCATTTTACTTCTTTTTCTTGCTCTTTTTCTTAGGTAAAACTTCCGGTCTGTCCGTAGTAAAAATTTTACCCAGAACCTTTTTTTCCTCTGCCTTTGAAATTGCAGGAAAACCAAGTGGAGAACCACAGCTTTCACAGTTGCCGTCTATTTCTATCACGGTTTCCTCATTGCAATAAGGACATTTTACATTTACATTCATCTTAAATCCTCCTATTCTACATATCTAAATGTTTTATCAGTACGTTGGGCTATTGGTGTCTTTACCGCTTTTAAGGTTTCATCTACCTCTAGCATCCGAGAACTGGTGCTTTGCCTGGCTTTCCCTTTTCGACTTACACCCTTTTTTGTGGAACCCCATTTGATTTCATCAAAATGAGTACGGTAAGATCCACTTGTACGTCCAGGGAACCAACTGCTTTCATGTTGCACCACTTGATTATCCATTTACTTTCTCCAAAATATCGTTGCACTTATTCAGAATATCATTAAGCTTATCCATAATATCTACTTGTGTCCCCCATTCAATTTTTCCGCTACCTTCGCAATCGGGGCAACTAGTCTGAGGGGGATCACCAAATTCAGGAATAGATCCGGCTCCCTTGCAACGAAGACATGTCTGATTAATCGCCATAATTATCTCCCTATTTAGGTCTCAGGATGTCCAGCCAGACCTAATTGCTTCCAATCTGGAGCAGTCGTACCCTGATTATAACTCGGATATGTATGACCCATCCAAACAAGGTCTTCCTTCCCAGAGACTGTAATATCGGTTACACCAACAAACTGACACCTGCTATCGAAATAAAGAAGTGAATCACTCGCTTCAGTAAGTGTCGGTATTACGATAGCATCTGCTATCATAGCCCTTGGATAACTATTGACAAACTGACAATTCAAGAAAAAAGCAGTTGTAGTACCAAGAGCGCCTGTTGCGGCCGACCAGTCGATAAATTCAGTTGTTGTACCAGCAGCACCCACCACAAAGAGACAGTCTTCAAACACATTCCCCGCACCGGTAGTCGAAAGAGTGAGCTGGGCATTGGCGCCTCTTTTTACGGCATTGAAAGCACCAAATGTGCAGTCTTTAAAATAGTTGTGAGTGGATGTGCTGGAGAGTGTAAAGCCTGTATAGTTTGCAGAAGCCGATTGAGTCGTATCATTCGGACCAGAAAAATGACATCCTCTGGCTACATTTCTATGCCCAGTATAAGTCATCATATTTACGTCAGCGGCTGCGCCTGTTGAACTTCCGTGCATCCAATACATGTTAGCAAGCATATTGTTTGAGCCAGAAATAGTCATAAAATTAGCCATTATAGCTCCACTATGCCCGAACCTTGATCGCATAGCACCCCCTTTGGTGAAGGGTGACATACCAATCATGTGTGTATTTTGCTTATCCCACGTAAGAGCTTCCCCTGTAGCATGAGTATCCCCATACCAAACATGAGATTCAGGGGTCACAAGGATTGTATCGTTTCGTTTTGTAAGGCAAGCATCTTCAGCTACAGATACCTTGGTAAAGAATCTACTTCTTTTCCATCGCTTATACCACCATGTATGACTATTGGTATTAGCCTTAGCCAACATCATTACCTTAGCGGGACAAAGTTCCTTTAACAAACCCGCTGGAACCCCGCCATATTCAAAAAGTCCATCACCTACAGTTGTCATATCAAATCTCCTTTATTTGTCTCATACCTTTCGGATCACCAATAATCGGATTTGGCCTGAGAACACTGTTATGATATGGGGTCTTTGTCCCGATTAAAAAGACCCCATATAGTTAAAAAATTTTACGAACCACGTCCGTTACTATACACACCCCTCCAATCCGTCCATGTGAAGGAATATCTTTCGTAACACTTGGCTTTTGCGTTATCCGTATCGAAATCGTTATCCTGCTTAAACTCCATTGGAACACGCTGATAACAAATCATACCCCTCGGTACGTTAGTCCGGATAAAAACTACATCAGAATCACTAAAATAATGATTCAGCTTTATCCCCTTGGGAAATACATTTGTTGATTTAAGAACGTTTAGGTCGTTATTAGCAGTATTACTCTGAAGTACGGACTTCAGAATACGATTAGCCTCGAACCATTCCTGCCGTGGCACATGCAACGACTGAGGCATAAGATTGATCTTTAAACCCTTATCGTTTGTTGCGCCCATGATCTGAATACACATATCTTCAAGACTTATCTCAGACATGTCGGCAGCAGTTGAAAGAATGTTGCTCTGGTTACCGGATTTAGTCGGATGGGTAGTTACTGTAAGCACCTGCCCGTCACCGCCAGTATAACCAGAAGTCGCCGCACGATTGTATATATTTGCAGCAACATTCTCTTTAGTTTGACGAAATGAAAAAGCTAACGCTCCACTTCGCCGTTTACCGACAACCTCATAAAGATTGTCGTCTCTTTCCTCTCTGGTCACGATATACCCAAGACCATAAGCCACATGCACCGCACGTGCCACATACCCCTGAGTCTCACTGTCGTAGTGAGTTCCCTGCCCTTCAGTTTTCACCGGAGCAAGACCAAAACCAGTTACCAGAACATCTTCCTCAAAATTCTGGGTTGACGTATCCTTATCGAACAAATCGCCAAATTCCTCTTGATGTTCGTTGTAGGTACGCCCGAACCCAATATGTTCAAATAAGTTCGCTAAACTTATCCCGTTATTAACAGCTATATGTTGCCATATAGATCAGACTATCTCATTATCCTGTAAGAGCTACAGGATATCCACCGCTTCCACTCGCTTGAGCGTACTTCCTTTCGGAATAGTCGTTGAAGGTTGCTAAAAGTACATATCCTTTGTGATGAGTTTGAATCCCTTTTAAGGTAGCTATCAATAAATTATGAGACAAATTATTTTCACGACTGAATTGGCGTAATCCGCAAAATATTTCATGTTTCCCATCAGGATGTTTAACTATATAAGTTTTTGCCATTTTACTATCAGCGCCACTTACTTTCCCACAAGGCCACTCTTTATATCTTTGCCGTTTGGTCGCTACTATTTTATCGCCCCATGTTATATTTCTGCCCTTATTTATTTGTCGCAACTTCTCTTTTGTTTCTTCTGAAATAAACTCACCACCACAAGTCATATTATAGCCATTATTAAATGTAGCGAATTTCTAATCTTGATAATTTTCCTGAATCATCCGTTTCATCTATAACGCTTAATTCAAAGTTTTCTATTCCATATTTTTTCATAGCCAAATATATCTTATGGTCTCTTTCACCAGAGTTGAACCGGTATAAATGCTCAGACCATCTACGATTTATACCTTGAGTTGTTATCCCGATATAAACTTTATTGTTGATCTTATTTGTTATTTTATACACTTGGTTCATGTACTTTGCCTTCCCTGCTGATCGTCCGCTTAGGAGTTCCCAGCAATTCAATGGATTTTAAAAGCGCAGTTTAGTTTACGCTTTCACCCCCGGCCAAAGTGCCTTAGGATGATTTCCTGTCGTTATTACACCAGCCATTATTCATCCCTCCTTATATGCCGAGTACGCCTTCGTCAGCCGCAAAACCGCCGCCTGTCAGAAGGTGGTTAGTGATTAAAACTTCCCAAATTACGTTGAGACCAACAGCCTGATCTACTCTGTTGTGAACGCCCACTATCGTTAATTGATAAGAAGCATTCGCAGCAGGAGTTGTGTCAGCTTTAAGTTCCCATGAAGAAAGACCCGTTATTGTGCTTCCCCCCGCACCTGCGTCAAGAATAGCATTTGCACCCACACTTGCAGAAGTGAGAGTAGCAGCAGCATCATCCTGAACCGCAAAAACTACATAAGGATCAGCGCAAACATTCACATACCCGCCAGTATAAGCAGGTATATAAACCTTTTCCAAGTCTGTTCTTATGGGATCAATGCTTGTAACAACGCCCCATATCCTATTGGTATCGCCTTCGGTAGCTATGTCCACGACATTAAAATGCCCTGAAGCATCATCGACACCAAGAGCGCCTGTGATTAAAACGGGATCGCCGATAAAGATATTGCCTGTAGTATCATCCTCAACCAACGCTCTTTCGGTTCGCCCGTTCCAATCCAGGCCCATTAAATGCCGAATGGGTTTTAACCCAAAGGCAGCATCTGGATTTGCCATTATATAAATCTCCTATTATTATAGGGGACTTAGGATTCTCGTATGTTAATACCCTCTTTGGGAACATACCTTCCGTCCCCTGTGTTTTTTAAAAATTCACCTTTCCGAATTGCAATATCTACCTTGTCTATTTCTTTCATTTTTTCTGCCTGGTCTGCCTCGTATATGTCCTTATCTATTACCATCAGGTAAGCGGTTATCGGAGTTCCATCATCTTCCTTTCCAACGACCCTGCTTACCCTGCTTCCCATGTCTTTGTTCTCGTCCTCGTACCCCGTGCCAATTACAATCCCGTCTTTGTTTAAAAAGTTGTATGAACCTCGCAACGCATTATCTAACCTTCCGGGTTTATCATTTATCCAACGAGCCTGCTTACCTTCGGGTATGTTATGCGCCGTAAGCTTCATTCTCGGAACACCTAAAGGCACTCTTTTACGCCTGCCTTCATCTTTTCTTTTCACCACCACTGTCTCTTTCCCTGCCTGCGATAAACTTGTTTCAACATTAAGCTCTTCAGCTTTAATTTTACTTTTTAATTGAGAGACATAACCGCTCGAAACACCAAACTTCTTGCCTGCTTCAACATTCGTATGATTCTTCAAATATTCTTTTAACTTTTTCCTATCTATTGCCATGTCTTATTCCTCCTCGAAGTAATCTTTTACGTATTCTTCTTTTTTGTAACCCTCTATATCTTTAACCAAACCGTCACAAACCTTCTTGGCATCGTCTGGTAAATCGGCATAAGTTTTGCCCTTTTTAGAGCCTCCACCACCCCTTGTGTCACCCCCAGCGTCCACGTTTGATTTCTTTTTCCTGTTCGGGTTTTTAAAGCGATCAGGAAACTTTCCTTCAACCTCTTTTTTAACAGCATCAAAGAACTGTCTGCCCGTTAAAGAAGGATTCATTTGCGTTACAAACGAAACTTGCGAATCAGCGTATGTCCTCCTTTCAGGATCATCGGTATACCAGGGATTATCCACCACCCACTGTTGAAATTCTGGGTGCGGCCCTGGTTGCTGTCCTGGTTGCGTTTTTATGATTTGTGGTTTTTCAAGTGCATCCTTTTGCTTTTCCAGATCTGCAAACTTAGTAGGGTCTTGGTCTGTTATCGCCTGTGCCTGTTCCTTGCGTAGAGTTTCAAGCGCCCTTTCGTATTGCCGTTTGGACACTTTCTCATTGGTCTTAACAATGCTATTCATCACACGCTTTAGGTTTTCAAGCTCGGCTCTTGTTGATATTAAGTCCGTTTCAAGCCTTTTGTTCGATGCTCTCATAATGGGCAATATTTTATCTGCGCGATCATTCCATGCTGCAGCATCAGACCATTTATCGGGGTCGCCCTTAAATTCGTCTTCCGGCGCCCATCCTGTTAGTCTTGCCCTTGTTTCTTCTGCCTGCACATCTGCCTGATTTTCTTCTTCTTTTTTTCCTTCTTCTGCCATTCCTCTCTCCTTTCTCATAAAAAAAGCCCCGCCAGACTTGATGGATAGCCGTAACTGCCATCTTGCCCAACAGGGCTTTTCGATTAAAAGTAACCCTTGCTTTTAACTAATTAGATTTTATTTAGCTAATTTTTTCCCTTCTTTTTCAAAAATACGATTAAATACCTTGGCATAATAACGTATTTTCGCCTGAACCATTTCATCAATAAGCTTATTCCATCTATCACCACCTACTTTTATAAACTTCGGCTTCATTATCTAATCATCTAATTTGTCAGATTCGTTCTTATTTATATGTCCAATAGTTCCACCCGGAGGCGGAAAGTTTATCTGAATATTGCCCATCTTTTTCATATCAATCCAATCTTTTATTACCAATATAAGCTTGTCCAGCTTTTCCATCATTTCACTATTGCTACAATATCTTTATCGTTCATAATCCGATATATCACAGGCTTACCGTATTCATTTTCATCCTTTCCATGAACCATTATGCCAGAATATTTAGGATATATTATTTTATCATCTACCCGTGGAATTGTTCTATTTTCGGTAGCATCCCATCCTTCAAAAGCATTACCACCAACTTCAACCAAAATTCCTCTTTCCTGTGCGTGTTGCTCTTTTTCTACTGCACTCGCAGCTAGAAACAATCCGCCAGAAGACTTGTCATCAATCTTATCGGGTAGAACTAAAATCTTGTACTCTACCGGATGTATTCCTGACTTGTTTTTCATGACTATTCCTTCCTTATC